GGCATACCGTATTCTGAGTAAAGAACTTATGTTCTTTAGTAATGGTAGATACTTTCTGAGAGATTTTGCCTTTTAGACTACCAAGTTCTCTAAGAGTTTTTGATGCTCCTTCGTAGTTTTTCAGGTCTTCCTGACATACATTTATCTTTTCTTCTAAGGAATTATTCTCCTTGAGAAGTTTATCAACTTCAAGATCAAGAGTCTCAATAGAACCTTTGTTCTTCTCTATAGTAGACTTATGTCTATTTTCTAACTCCTCAATAAATCCTTCTTGCATCTTAACCTTATCTTTGGTAGTATCTTTCTTAAAGGTAAGATTTTTGATGACATCCTTGAGCTGCCTTATCTCCTCCTTGACGAGGTTGTTCATAGCAGAGAAGATACGAATGTCCAGAAGGTCCTCAATGACCTCTCTACGGTGCGCCTGGGACAGTTGCATGAAGGGGATGAAGTTACTGCTACCCAGGATAACAATCTGTGTGAATGATTTGAAATTAAGTTTGAGGATTTGTTCTTCTAAAACTTTCTGATTAGATCTATCATCAGCTTCTTTATTTCTCATCTCACCATTGATCTCAATATCAAACACATTGGGTTTGATACCTCTCCTGACGAGATAGTTTCTATTATTAGCAGTAAATTTTACTTCTACAAGACAACCTTTCTCGTTAGTCATATTAACTAACTGAGGTTTATTGATCTTTCTATATGGTTTATTAAACAAAACAAAGCACAGGGCATCGAGCATAGTCGATTTCCCTGCACCGTTAGTGCCGATAACAAGCGTTGTAGAAGATTTTTTTAAATTAATCTCTGTCCACTGATCACCTGTAGATAAAAAGTTTTTCCAACGAACGCTTTCAAATGTTATCATCTTTAGTGGGAGGAATCACGATATCATCAGGCGTAATGATAGTGTACTTGTAGTTGTACATCTCACAAGCCTTTATAGCAAGGTCTTCTTCGACTTCAATGGTACTCATTTTAGTACCATGTTCATCTTCTAATTGTAGAGCATACCTGAGTGCATCATCTTCTTCTGAAAACATGAATAAGACTTTTTCACCGTTACGATCTTTGACCGCATATGCCCCTTCGGTCTTCTTGTCTTCTTCTGTTAAAAGAAACATCACTCAAATTCGCAAGCTTTAGAGTAGAGAGAACCAAAAATGTTTTTGACCTTAGATTTATCAAGATCTACTTCTGATTCTTCTATGTATCTGTGTAGAATTGATACAGTATTCTCTTCCTCTGTTACCTCAAAATCTTCAGAGTCAACCCAACCATTGTTATAATCAAAGTTTTCTACAATCTTGAGTTCTTCAACTCCAGATGAATAGAGTTTATCGATAAACTTTTCAAAGTCTTTTGGTTTGGATTTTTTCTTTACAATTACTTTTACGATTTTGCCACTATATTCTGATGCATTGAAGAGTTGATGTGGCGTGTCTTCGTAATAGACATTATAGAACATCTTATACGGATTGTCGATAGATGTCAACTCATATGTTTCTGTATCAAACAGATGGAATCCTCTGGGATCATTCACATCATTCCAATACATCTCATATGGATTTCCCAAGTAGAAAATCTTTCCGTCATCACTGCGAGTGTGATAATGACCACTGAAGACACGATCAAACTTGCGTAGAATATCTGCATCATATCCACGATCTTGCATGAATCCACGGTAAGCTGCGAATCCATTCAACTCAAGATGACCAACTGCAACCTTTGCATCACTCTTCTTGATCTTTTTGATCATAGAATCTTCATTCTCTTTGTTCATCCAAGAGAGAAAGAGGAACTTGGTTCCTCCAATTGTATGCTCTGCTGAGTTTACGATAGGAATAATATTATCATACTCTCGTAAGAGTAGATCAATTGTATTGATTGAGTTGTTATTTTTGTAATAGGCAGTGTGATTACCCACCACAGTATAGACAGTGATCCCCATATCGCGGAGACGATCATAGTAATTCTCTTTAGCCCATTTGAGAGACCAGAAATCAATGTTCCGACGATTGTCGAAAGTATCGCCCATATCGATAATAGTTGTGATACCCTCAGCAGCAAGCGTAGGAAAAAAAATGTCATTATAAAATTTCAAGAAGTAGTTGTGGAAGTGAATACTTCCTTTTCTAACTCCGAAATGTTGATCAGTGATTATTGCTATTTTCATTCTGCTGTTCCAGTTCACGAAGTCTCTTACGCCAGTAGCCCCTATCGGAGTCGTCACGGCATGGATTAGATTGTTCTACTTGTTTACTAAGGCGTTCTTGATCTGTCATCGTGATGTCCTGTAGTGAATGTTATCCTTCATGGTATTATAGTCACTAGTCTTTCCGTTAGCACCATCTTCAACAACCATGACCTGATCATATCCAGTCTTTTCAATGATCTTGGTTTTAATTTCTAGCTGCTTTTTCTCCTTCTGGATCCGACGAAGGAAAGCGTAGTAGATGATTTGAGTAAAATAAGCAAACGGGTTATTAGATTTTTCAGGATCAAAGTTATGTATATATTGTACGCAGTTCTCAATACCATCGCCAATCATATCCTCACGGAACATATAATTGACGAAGTTAGGTTTATATGATAAGTGAGTTGCAATCTTCAGAAAGCAATCTCCAAGATAATTACTGATGGGAGGGGGAGTCTCACCATTTTCTTTCGCTCTAGCTACACTAGCACGATAACGAATCATTGCATCTAGCAACTCTTTGTTATTGACATAATGGTCAGATCTCTTCTTAGGCATATCTTGAATAAGTCTTGATACTATTATAGCACACTTGACAGATATGCAAACTATGAGTAGAATAACTCTGTCAGAGTTCAGAAGGTTGTAGCTACAGTAGCTTTATTATTTAAACATGAGTAGCAATCCCTGCTTTGGGATCCATTTCTAGGGCAAGACATTGCTCTAGTTTTTCTTTTGCTTGGTCTACATTACCTAGGTAACCCATCGTCTTTGTGGGTTTTACTTTTCTACCGCCCTTGGCAACTGTTCCACCGATTGCTTTTTCTTCAGCTTGTTCAATTAAATAATTTGTATAGTATTCAACCATGTCATGATCCATTTCAACTTCTGTCATGGTTATAACTTTGTCCATCTTGACAAAGTAAAAATTGTCATCTGGAATATGCATCCATGGTTCAACTCTTACGAACGATCCGCGAGGACCATGAATTGTTTCAATACATACTGGATCAGATAAGATCAATGTGTCTGGATGTTCATCATCTGTGCTAGTGATTGCAAAGATCTCTTCTCCAGAGACTAGTTTAATACTAGAGTAAAATTCTTCATTCATAACTTTTTCCTTAGATTGACTTGTATCAGCTCATAATTGAAATTCTCTTCATTGTAAATTTTAATTCTTTCAATCATGTGATTCAAGGTGTAGTTCCTTTTCTTGTTATATGTACAATCGTCAGCAATATCGTAAAGAGTAGCACTAAACTTGTTATTGGATTTCCTAAGCACTCTCCCGATTGACTGCAGATTTCGGATCCTTGATTTTGATGGTGAGGCAAAAATTACATTATGTAAGTTTTTAATGTTAATGCCTGTGCTGAATGTGCCGTAAGAGGCAACAATAATAGAGTTTTTTTCGCTTTCAATGATAGATCTAGCTTTCTCCCGATCCTCTACATCGACACCACCGTGTACGAAGAAAACCTTTCTATCTTTGGTAACATTGGTATTTATCAAATCGAAAAGTATCTCTCCATGGTCAGCAACCCTAGAAAAAAGAACAAGAGTGTTACCTTCTAGATCAATTGCTAAGTTCTTAATAAAGTTATTTCGTTGTTGATGTGATATCAAATAGTCTATTTCTTCTTGATAAGAAACAAACTCTCTAGGATCATGTTGTAGTAGAATAATCTTCGAGTTTAGTTTTGCCAAATATCCTTTATTCATCAACTCTTCAGTACGAACCAATTTATATGATGGTCCAAAGAGTCCTTCTAACACCCACTTATGAGTTTGTGTTCCATCTAGAGTTCCAGTAAAACCAAATCTATATTTTGCATCATGCAGCTTGGTCATAATCTGTGTTAGAGATTTTGCTTTGAATAAATGTGCCTCATCTCCAATGACACAATTAAATCTTTCAAAGTAACTCTTCTCAAGCTTATAGATAGATTGCCAGGTCGTAATCACTACAGGTGCTTTCGCCTCTCGCTCTCTGCCCGCGTAGATTTTGTGACAAAATGCATCCGCGTTCCAACCATAATCCTCAAAGTCCTTATGCATCTGCTCTACTAGAGATGTCGTGGGAACAATTAGAAGGGTATTTTCTTTGCGTTCTGTATAATATCTCACTAGTGCGTAAATCATCAGCGATTTTCCAGATGCAGTCGGACTTATTACTAACCTTCTATTGTGTCTTAGAGCATCGTATACTCCCGAAACTTGATAGTCGCGAGGAGAATGCTTAGAGATAGCATTCATATAATCTTTTACACCTTCATATGAGATAAAATCATTCTCCTCATATGGAGTTCCATAGAATTTATTGTCTACAAATTGATATTCATAATTATATCTTTGACAAAAAGATACAAGCTTGTCGAGTAATCCAACATACAACTCTCTAGTATGTGTTGAAAACAATCGTATCTTTCCATCCCAATATCGTTTTCGATACTGGTTCATATACTTAGCGCCTTCAATATCAAAAGAGAAGTGTTCTGACAACTCTTGATATACATGTGGCTCAGAATCAATCTTCAAGAAGACTTCGTTCTTCTTCGATATAACGACTTTCGTCATCAGCCTGCCCTAAAGATATGCCAGTCAATAATGTTCTTGATCATATAACTCCTGTTGTTCACTTGCTTGATGATATCTTCTAGGTAAGTAAGCATGACATCGTAATACTTTATCTTCAAAGTAATTGATTGCACACGCTCATCCGCCCCCATGTATCTTTGGAGAGCTTCTTTTTCTCTTACTTTGTATGGAAAAGGATCTTTCTCATATACCTCTGGATCTGCTTTACCAGTGTAATATGAGTGCCTGTCTAACTTTACTTTTGATTCCTGTGTGTAAGCTCTTTCTCTCAACAACTTGATGTTGTTGTACATCTCAAAATACTTTGCATGTAGAGATGGTATTTTAGATGCTTCGTCGTGTAGATTATCTTGGTCAATCTGTGAGTCTTTGACCCACATACTTTGTATAGTTTCAAGATCCATAAATTAAGTTTCCACTTCGATGGTATAAATTAAGTACTTAAATGTCGCGGTCGCTGTAAAGTATGTATAATCCTGATCTGACGCTGTAAATTCAAGTGCTGACAATGCAGTTGGATATAAATCTCTAAATTTTACCCGTGCGCTCACATTGAAATTACTATTCAATATAGCAAGAGTTCCATCACAATATTGCTCTTTATAATCTTTTGCTCCATCTTCTTTGGTAATCAGATCTTGAAATTGTTCTACACTATCGGGATACCCAAGACCATAGATCCAGTTATGGATCTCCATATAGTTCTCTAGATCTTCATCTACAATGAACTGAAGAGTCAGATCCTCAAACTCAATATTATCTCCAGGTACATCAATTGCTTTGAGATAGTTTCCTACCTTAGCTCCACCAAGAGTGATGCCTGGGATTTTTGCGCTGTTGGAAAAGAAGTCAACCTTAGGAGTCTTCGTCAAATTAAATTTGAATCCAACAGGTGACAAGTAGTTTTTATTTTCTACTTGCTTACTTAAAAAATTATACGATGCCATTATTTTTGATAGAAGAACGGATCAGATGGTTTTCTTGGATTTCTACCAACCTGTCTCTTCACCCAGTCAGGTGTTTTCTTGTCTGGTTTGGGTAGCTCTTTATTCTGAGGCATGGGTTTCAACCCAGGGATCTTGTAGTAATCTTCTCTGAATTGTTTGAAGCTTTTCATATTACATCAGGGGGTCGTCGAACGGAGGTGGTATATCTTTCTTCTTAATTCTTCGTCTACCACCTTCTTTGGTGGTGTAGTAATCACCTAAGTTGCGAATATTATTCGCCTGCTCCATAAATTCTTTAAAGCTCTTCATGGTGAGTCTTTTTAAGTATTTAGACAAAAAAAAGGGACCTTTCGGTCCCCTCCACTTCCTTCACACGGAAATAGTATTCTATCACATAAACACCTCCTTGCAAATCCTTCTGCACTCCGCTGCATTGTCAGATTCACACTCGATTAAACATTCAAAGTAGTCGTTTACCATATCATCTGCTTCGTCTTCAAAGTGCCTCCACTCTTCGAGCTGGGCGCGGGATAATAGATTGTGCATTTCGTTCACCTAATTCTACAGGGGGTATAATATAGGGAAGGTTTCAGAGCATAGGTCTTTCCATTCTGATATTATTTAGTCAGCGTATGCTAACTTAATGAATGCTGTTAATAATTTACATAAAAAAAGAGATCCCCGAAGGGATCTCAGAGTTAAGTATGTTAAGTATGAATCACATGAGGTTCTTAACAACAGTACGCTGATAGTAGCGGTTGCTGTTGGAAGTGATGCGACCAAGACCCTGAGTGGTGCCTTCAGCGTAGGGGTTGGAGACAAGACCGTAGCGGGTCTTGAAGCCAATTTTCGGCTGGAAGGTGCCGTCGTTGACGGCGCGTACCATCTGGAGGGGTACATAGGGGCAGTAGAAGAGACCAGCGTCATAGGGGCTGGTGCCCTTGTAACCGACAACATAGTACTGGTTAGCAGCACTGTTGGCAGAGAAGGGATCGATATAGACTCTGTACTTACCGTTGATAGTACCAGCGAAGGTATTACCAGTGTCGTCAACTTGGAGGTTGGCGTTCAGGGCAGGGGTGTAGTCGAGTACACCAGCCATGGTCAGAGCAGAAGCGACATCAGCAGAAGTCATGATGATGTTGCCCTTCCCTCTACGAGTTCTTTGGGCGATGCGGTTTGCATCTCTCTCGATGTTGAACAGGAGACCCTTGAACTTCTCAACGCTCCAGCGACCGTTGGAGTCAACATCCAGGTCGAAGAAACCAGCGTTGGCAACATTGACCTGTGAACCAGCTTCAGCAGTCTTGTAGATGGTACGGATAACCTCGCGGTTGATCTCAGCAAGAATCTCGCTAGACAGGATGTTAGCAAGTTCTGCTTCAGCGTTAAGACCGTGGATAGCACGAAGGTCTTGTGCCAGTTCCATGCTGTACTCTGCTTTCAGAGCACGGGACTTGGCGGTAACGGTGACCTTCTCGATGGAGAATGCCATCTCGTTGAAGTCGCCATTGCTGCCGTCTCCGAGTGCCTCAGAGTCGCCAGTTGCCATACCTTGACCCAGCGAATACTGAGCTTGTACAGCGTCGGAAGCAGTGCCTTCCAGGATAGCGGGGTTAGTACCACGCTGAGTACCAGTAGAACCGAAACCAACGGTGCCGTCGTCATCGGTAGCATCGGTGTAGTCACCTTGGGTTGCTTGACCGATGTTGGTGCCTGCCTTGTTCGCAGAGAATGCGGAATCGGGCTCGTTGAAGAATGCCTCGGTGCCAGACTGGTTGGTGTAGCGGGAGCGCATTGCGAAGATCAGTCCAGTAGGACCGTTCATCGGTTGAACGCCAGCCAGCTCATAAGCGACCAGGTTAGGCATGGAGCGTCTGATCAGAGAGATCAGAACGGGGTCGAAACCAGCGGTAGGACCAGCAGAGGCAGAGTCAGCACCGAAAGCGCCAGAAGCGCCTACAGCGTTACCAGAGTTGGTAGGGGCAGCCTCAGTCAGCATACCGTTGCCGCTAGCGAAAGCAGCTTCTTCTTTGAGGAAACGCTCTTGGTTCTCAAGGAGAACGGCAGTTGTAGCGCGTCTATGTGAGTCCTTAATGGGATCTACGCCTTCGGCGTCGAGAAGCGGACTCCACTTCTCCATTAATTGTTGTGCGTTATACATTAGAGGAAGTTAAGTGTGTTGCTTGTGGATTACTGTTGAGCTGTTCCAAGAGCTTTCAGGTAGGACTGCATAGAGCCAGAGACATCTACGCCACCTGCTTCTACGCCCTCAGAGAGCGTTTCAGTTTTTGCGGGAGCTTTTGCAGGGTCACTGGGGAAATAAGATTCCTTCAGTGTTACAAGCTTCTCGCGATACGATTCTTCACCCTCAAACTCAACACCTTCAGACAGTGCGTACAGTTTCTCTTTTTGTGTAACAGCCAGTCCCTCGGTTACTTCACGGAAAATTCCATCTGCTGTAGTTTCGCCAAGGCGCTTGTTAAGAGAAATGTTAGACTCGATCTGTTCGTTAAGTCTGGCTTCCATTTCATCAAGTTTGGAGACCATGTTCTCCAGGACATCATATTTTTCTTCAGGGATGTGTACATAATGATCTTCAAAAAGACCCTTCATTCCTTGCAGGAACGATTCGGTCATTTCGGTCTTGAGACCGTGCTCTACTTCGATCTTGTTCTCAGTTACCCACTCTTCAGAGACATACTCAAGATAAGCATCGACTCGCTCAACGAGCTCAGTCTTTACTTCCTCAAGGTGCTCAGAAAGAGTTGCTTCGTATTGAGCAGCCATCTCTTCTTGGACAGCAGTGACCTTAGCGGTAACAACTGCCTCAAAGATTGTGCGAGCTTTGTTCTGGAACTCTTCGGAAAGTTCTTCGCCGCCAAAGAGTGCGGAAAGATCTTCTTCGATATCGATAGAAGGTGCCTCTTCGACAACTTCTTCTTCCGTAGCAGGTGCTTCAGCAACAACCTCTTGCTCGTCTTCGATTTCTACTTGATCGCCAGCAGAAAGACTTTGCATAGGTTCAGCAGCTTTAGCGCCACGGTTGACGACATCTCTTACAGTTTTGACTTTGGGTTCTGCGAATTTCGCGGAGTCGTCGTCGGGTCTGTAGTTATCAGGGGTAGGACCACCTAAATCTTCTACACCACCGAGACCAGCTCCAGGATCAGCAAGCTTGGGCATTCCCTCGCCAGCCTTCGCACCCCTTGTTACAGGATTTTCCATTTCTTGTAATTCCTTAGCGGACATTGGTGAACTCTCCGATTATAATCGTTGATATAATCTATATTTATTTATAAATTAGAGACTTGAGAGGAACTTATTGAACAGAGCAAGCTTCTGTTCCTGCAGTGCTCTCTGGTCTACGAGGGTATTAATTTGCTTGTAAGTCTTTTCTACGAGTCGTTCGCGGACAATACCACCATCCATTACCCAATCTTTTCCTTCCATAATTCCTTCAACAAAAGCATCAGGCGCGGAGGGATCAGCGACAATATCAGCAGCGGTTGCAAGCATAAAGTCATCAGAAACAACTTTGATGCCATTCTCGTTAACGGCAAGTGATCCAAGACCACGAGAAGAAACACCCAACTTGACACCCTCATCGATAAGATTTTGTGCAATCTTACCCATGGGAGTGTTAAGGATCTTTGCCTTACCAACAAAATTAGTTCCCTCTTCTCTGAGAGAAGTAATCTTATGGGAGACACGATCCAAGTTAAGAGTAGGTCCCTCAGGGTGACCAAGTTCTCCTAGAGCTCTGCCTTTGTTGACAAAACTTTCGTTGTAACGACCTACTTCTCTACGAAGGGTATCCATAGGATACATCCGACCATTTCGGTTCTTGATGTCACCCTGCAGGAATACACCTTCAATATACATAGACTTCTTACCGTTGCGTTCTTCAACGATAAGTTCGACCTGTTCGATTTCTTCCGTGATCAGTTTCATTTGATTAGCCTGTAAATCCTACTTTGGAACCCTTTACGCCAGCGTTAGCGGCAAACACGCATTGAGTCGGTTGCTTTTCAAGAAATTCAACAGAACCTGCAGGCATCGTAAAAGAACCTACGGTGTCTCCACTTCTAGTTTCGACAAGTGTAACTAAGTGAGCACTTGTGTGAGTGTTGACCAAACGGACAACAGTTGCCTCACTGAAACTAACAGCAGCACCAGTGGTTGTAGGCAGAGCTGCCTCTGCACCTTTTAGTAATGTTCTTGCCATTATTCTGGGTCCTGAGTTTCTTGTTCATCTGCGCCAAAGAGACTTGCTGCAGCATCGGGACGCATAGCATCTACTTTGCTAGCAGCTCGCGTATACAGCAGATCCTTGATCTGGTCGCTGATATCTACGGCGGACGAATCCGTCGCAATCATATTAATGAGCTCTTCCATCTATCAATAATCAATGGTATAAACTTATTTATATCTCGCCCTGTCCTTGAGGTGGTTCTGCGTTCTGCGGATTAGGAGCTTGAGCTGGTGGAAGCGCGGCGGGATCTTCCTGTCCTTGCAGCATCGGATCCGCTGCAGCCATTGCTTCCATCTCAAGCATTTGCTGATTTGGATCAGGAATTACACCAGATGCAATTTCATTTTCGATCTGAACATCGATCTCAGCAATCTCTGCATCTCTCTGACGAAGAACCTGTCTTCTTACATATTCTGTTGAATAGTAACGACCAACATAAGGTTCAATCATACCAAGAAGACCAAGACGACCTTCCATCAGTTCCTTATCTTTGAGTTCTGCGAAATGGTTGTCGTAGATAAAGTCAAACTGAATATGCTCAGACATTACTTCCCAGTCTTGGGGAGTAACAATATTCTTAAGAAGCAGTTGACTCTTCAACATATCTAAGAAGATGTTGCTGAATCTCTTGCGGAGACGACCAACAAACTTAGAGAACTTAAGTTCATCTCTTAAGATCTCACTGGAACGACCAAGGTTGAAACCATCACCAGAACCAGCGATTCTAGACTCAGGTACACCAAGAGATCTGTAAAGTTTCGACTGGAAATACTCAATGTCAGCAAGCTCTCCAAGATTCTGACCACCAGGTAGTGTGGTAATTTCTGTACCACGACCACCTTCACGACGAGGTAACCAGAAATCTTCCAGCATACTCATCATCTTTTTATCGTCACGAATCTCACCGCTGTTGGAATCATAGACCAACTTATTGCGGTAGCGCATCATGACATCACGCAGATATTGCTCTGCTTTTACCTTAGGCAGATTACCAACATCAATGTAGAAAATTCTACGCTCAGGTGCGCGAGACAATCTGTAGATAACAAGCGAGTCTTCAATCATACGAAGCTGATTGAGAGACTTAATTGCTTTGTGTAAGTAAGATAATCCTACACCTTTATTTCTATCTACAAGACCAGAAGTACAATATGTGATGGCATCTTTTGCCATCTTCACACCCTTCATTGCAGTGCCACCACCAGGGGCAGCAATGTTTGTTGGGTATTGAGGTTTTGGAGTATACATGAAATACTCTTCAATCTCAGGGAAGTATACCTTCTGAGATTCATGAACATTAGTCTGTCTAAACAGATCCGCTCTCTCGTCTTTCTTCTTCTCTTTGCGTACATAACGCATCTTGAGAGGATCGATATATCTCAGTTCTTGCAAACCTTCTTGAGGATTCTCAAGATCAATTACTTTGTTATAATAGAGTCTTCCGTCAATATACCAGTTTCTAAAGATCTCATGTGACTTCGTGTCAAAATCTAAAAGATCTTTAATATGTTTAAATTCTTTACGGATAATTGTTTTGATAGCATCGCTAGCGTTCAGGTTCTCCAGATCAATCTCTACAGGAGAATCATTTGTATCTGATACGATAGCTTCATTTACTACATCTTCGATAGCATTATCCACCTCGGGATGCAATGCCATCTCCCTATATCTTTTTATAAGCTCATGCTCATTCTTGTAGATACCCTCAATATCTACAACCTGACTAGAAAATCCTCCCTGAATATAATAGTCAACCCCATTCTCTCCTTGCGGGGGAATAGGGCTGACTACGCCTTTAGGATTCTTTTCTCCGTCCTCAATTGAGAAACCAAATAGTTTCGTCATTATACTAAGTGAAGTCCTTTAATAGGACTATTTATCAATATACCGAACCGCCGTTACCGTCAGCTTCCCACCATTGAACTTGGAAGGTAACTGTGAACTCTTCCAGAGCATCTGCCTGATCGTAGGAAAGATCCAACTGGGAGACATTTGTCGGGAAGCAACCATGGAACTTATAAGTTCTCAGGATTGGCATATCGGTCTCAGATGCTTGAGTATTCTGAGCAACTTCAGCTCTACCTAACTGGTAGATCTTGAGGTCTTTGATGTAGTCCTCAGGATTTGTAAGACCAGAGTTATCAGATACCTTAGCAATAGAGTTCATCCATCTTTCCATGGAAGAACGGATCGCAAAGTCGGTGTCATTGATAACTGTTACAGTCCACTCATCGAAAGTTCTATCACCAGCAATTTTCAGTGTGCGACCTCTGAAGGGAACACTGATAGGTGCAATGTTTGAAGCGGGAAGTGCTGCAGCCTTGACTAAGAATCTACTCTTGATACCAAAATCATTTACATTGGTGTCAACGACACCATCGGGTGTTGCAAGAACAACTTCAAAGAGATTAGGTCTTGCAATACCACCACTGATTCTGGACTTGAATTTATCAATAGTCCTATTTGCAGTCTTTGGGGGATTCTGTTGATTAATGGGCATTGTTTTTTCCTCTAAGAGTTAGTTATTAAGCGATCAAACTCGACCAATAACTTCTTCAAAGCTGATACCCGTGCGGGTAGCAACGAAGGTCAGACCGATGAAGTTAATCGATCTGTTGGGCTTGACGAAGATGTCAGCAACGAATTCGTTATTATCAATGACCGCAGCAGTGTTGTTTGTCTCGTCGCAAACAACCACGAAGTCTGTGATACCTCTCTTGGACTGAACATCCCTAAGGAATGGTTCTACGATGTTGAGGAAATTAATTCTCGTAATTTCATCGTTGAATTCAAAGAGTTGATCTCTTGCAGCAGCAGCGATTGCTTTCTCCAAGTAGATAAACAGACGACGAACATTGATTCTATCAAAGGCAGAAGATCTACCTAAACCAGTCTTATCACCAAAGAGGATGATACCTGCACCAGGCGAGAAGATTACAGGGTTAACTCTATTAGAATAGAGTTTGTCACGCTCTTGTTGATCGGGGGTGTATGCAAGCTTAACTGCATTCAGGATACCACCTCTAACTGTGCCACCTGGTGAGAACCAGGGGAAGTTGTTGATATCGTTTCTAGCGCAGAGACCTGCCATGTCACCGTTCATAGGAACATAGCGGAACTGTCTGCCGAACCGATCATACATGTACTTGTAACCACTATCGAAGATAGCGTAAGAAGACGATGTAATAGCGGAGTAGAAACTAATTACATTAGATGTAACAGTATCAGAATTCAGTACCAGATCCTCACCGTCACCAGAGGAAGCCAAGAATGCTTGTCTGTGAGGAGAGATGCAAGCGATACAATCCTTTCTATATTCAGCAACTGCAATCAGTTTGTTTGCAAGTGCTTGTGTTTCTTCCTTACCATGAGCACCAGAGCCCATGAGCAAGAAGTCTAATTCGTATTGATCCTTATTCTTCAGAAGATCGTATCCAGCAGAGAGATCTCCAATGTTGACCTTGAGGGAATCAGTAGAACCGATAGCAGTAGCACCGCCGTAATCAGCACCACCAGTAAGACTTGCTGAATAGTTACCGATAGCAGCGAAAGAAACATTCTCTGTATTTTGATCCCAACCAGTATCACCTACGGGATCGAAGTCAGCATCGAGAACCGTTGTTACGATTCCAGCAGGAGCTCCACCACCGAAGATGTTGGGGCTTGCTACCTGAAGAACCTTTCTCCAGTAAGAGGCATCACCTACAGAGTAGATGGCATCTTTTGCTTTCGATGTTGCTACAAACTTGTCGAGAAGAGTGCCAGCATTGCCAGATACTTTACCGAGATCGTCGTGTACAACAATGTGAATCTCGTCATTTCTGGAGTTTCTTTCTGCAGCATAAGCAGAAGTTCCAGGTCTATCAGCAAGAGTATTCCAGTAGACCTTCTGACCATCGTTCAGAGTGATCCACTGATTATCGAACCAGTCCTTCTCACCAGTGTAAGAAAGTGTGCCAGGAGCAAATGCTACTGCAGAAGTCCAGCGAGAATCGGTAGTACCGATACCAGCAGCAGTCAGAGCGTTAAGGAAATCACTGCTACCAAAGGACGAACCGTAGGAAACATTACCTGCTACCCAACCTCTACCAGTGTCAGTCTGAACATGGAGGTGAAGACCAGCACTAGAGGTGCCACTGTTCTGGAAAGCGTAAACGCCACCAGGAGTGTAATCTACTTTAGTTTCAGTGCCAGCTGCGCTAACATGAGAAACCAGTTTGACAGAAACTTGTCCTGCACCAACCTCAGTGATTACGCCTTTGAGGAAACCATCGAGAACTGAAGTAGAACCAGCACCAGCAATAACTGTATTAGCTGGGACTGCTTGGGTAACACCAAGACCAACTGACAAGTTGACTTCGGCAAGACCATCTTCAAATCCAGCAACAGCACCAAGTCCTGTTGAGGAGAATCCAAGAACTGCGGTTGTATCGATACCTGTCAGAATCTGATCAGCAAGACCGTCGATTGCAGAAACTTTAAGACTGTTGCCCCAACTACCAGGGTTCTTAGCTGCAAAGACTACATTAGAAACAGTGTTCTCTGCGTAACCTTTGTTGATATAATCTTCGTCGCTCTTAATTCTGATGCTGCTTGCAGATCCTGCAAACGCATTTGCCATTGAAGCTTCGTCAGATCTTACAACTCTGAGTACACCGCCGTATGCCAGATACGAGGTTGCGGTGAGCCAGTATTCGTAGTGGTTGCTGTCCTTATAGGGAGATCCGAAAGTATCGAGGAGCTCCGCTTCGGTTTGAATAAGGGTGGGTTCTTCTACTGGACCTTTGGCGAAAGGAGCAACCAGACCACCAGCAAGTGTAGATGAGGGATCTACTCTGCCATTGGTAAGGTCAACTTCCTTAACGACAATTCCAGGAGATGCTAAATTGAGCGGCATCTTTAACTCCTTTAGAATCCAAATAATCTAAAAATATTTATGGAAAGGCTTCTTTTCAGATGGGAAACAGTGCATGAACACACTACCAGTCAGGATATTCCCATTGTGAAGATTTGCCTGATTTTCTAGTTTTTCGGATTCTATTTTTAGTGCATTCTTTGCACTCGTAAGAATAGGATGATGGACCGCTAGTTTTTCTTATCTTATAAAAGTCCGAGACAAGATCTTTTGTCTTGCGACAAGTCCTACACTTCCTTTCTGTAAAAACAAAATGTTCTAGCTCGAACTCGTCTGTGAAGTCCACATTAATAATACTCCCACATATATGACATGTCACCATATGTAGATGTTGTCTCTTTGTCTACTGTCCACTTCGTACCATCGCTATCGGTGATAATGTCGTCATCTAAACCATCACTAATAAACCCGAAGGGTGCCATGTCTTGTTCAATCTGATCTTTTTGTTCCTCATAGATTCTTTTACGAACATCATTGTCCGTCATCTCTCGGAAGTAGTCCTGAGCAACTAACCACGCAAATATAACTAGACACATTGCAAGGTCATCGTGGCAACCGTCTTCTGCCTCCCACGATTGTTTCTTCTGTACAAAGGTAGTAAGCTCAGCAATGATATCATAATCATTTGTCATGAGCTTATCTTCTTCTACCAATGCTTTGAGGTTAGAACATCCAGTCTTCTTAACAGCAGCAGTCATCCTGACTCCCATCTGTGTCTTCTTACCAGAGAACCCAGACCCAACAATTTGACCTGCTCTACCTCTCATAGAACACATCAGCATATTCTCATATTCTAGATCGTATTGTAAAATTGTCGCAACCTGATCACCAATATCATTGACTTCGACTAATACATAGGCTTCGTTATATGCCTTTGCCATATCCAAGATAATACTTGGAAACAGCATAGGTTTGATCTCATTGTTTTTATATCTTGCTACAGTTTTATATGGGAACTGTGTGATATCAAAAACTACAAATGCGGAGTAATCATGATCAATACCTCTAGCCGTATCAACAGTTATAATGTAATTATTTTCCTTCTTGGGTTCCTCATATACCACGAGACCCTTTCCGTTGTTCTGTATTGGATCTTCAAAAACAAGATTGCGTAACTTAGAGACGCTAATCAGAGTATCAACAGATCCAAGAAACTCACACTCAAACTCAACCTTGAACTGTTGTTCAGATGTGTTTGCAATGGTTTGTCGTTTCCATTCTGAGTCTCTACCAGGAACTTCAGACCAATGGACTTCAGTAGCTACATATTCGTTTTTATTTCTTTGTGCGTCGTGCCAATACCTATAGAAATGGTTCATGCCGTGAGGCGTTGAAACCATAATTACTTTTGTGCTTTTACCAGAAGTAATAGTAGGATAAACAGAGGCAAAGAAGGACTCAGCAATATGGTTTGGAACGAACGCAAACTCATCGAGGAAGATGATGTTAAACGACATACCTCTGACAGCACTTGCAGATGTAGAAGCTGCCAGTATCTTACTGCCATTCTCTAGCTCCATGGAACCTTTATTCCATGACAGTATACCCTGCTGCATCCATTTGGGCAAGTTTTCGTAAGCCGTTTGTAAGCGTCCCAACAATTCTCTAGCAGTCGCTGCTTTGTTTGCTAGGATGCCAATATTAACGCTATCGTTAAAAACACAGTAATGTAAAAGATAAGATACGCAAGTAGTGGACTTGCCAGTCTGTCTTGGCATCTTGCAAATATTGAATCTATTTTCATGGAAGTTCCTGATTAGATTCTCTTGAAAGTCCCACATCTTGAAAGGCACCAAACCTTCATCAAGAGAGACGATCTTTACATAGTTCTTTGTAAAATAAATTGGATCTTCTTTACATCTGATCCATTCCTCAACCTGCTTCTTTGTGAAGTTGATTGGGGTATTTGCTTTTTTTAGATTAGGATTACCTAGATAGATTTCATTTTGACTCATCTTCTAGTTCCTTAAAAGCTAAACTCATAATAGTGTATATGTAGTATCCAACACCTGCGAGTAAAATAATTATACTGATGACGACACTCCATGTCACATCATTTACATCACTCAGTGGTCTCAGTACCAGATTCATGTTTCGTAAAGGGTTCCCAGTGCTCCCAGCCGTATTTATGAACCAAGTGCATCCCTATGATCGGAACAAACACAAGACAAAACCCCATGACGCCTAGGCACCACGGGGTATTCATAACAGATCTGATGAATAGTATCATGAATCAAAATACTTCTGTAGAACTTCAATGCGCTCCTCTTCGTGAGCGATAATGTCGATTTGATCTTGAATAGCAGCTAGAACATCTGGATGCTCTCCAATGCCTACAGGGTTCTTAAGATAGATCTCAATATTCAATCTAGCTTTCTCAATATTACCCTTGGCATCTGCTTTGAGTGCTTCTAAAATTTGTAATCTCATGCTGGATAATCCCAATTAGTTATGAATTGTGTTTTGTAGTCTGGTCCCCATCCACCGCGATAGAGATAAGGAGTAGTACGAATGGGACACTTGTCACCAGTACAGAGAAGATCATCAACAATTCTCCAGGATTCCAGAACTTCTTCGGAATGGACAAAATTAGATTGATCATTATTCAAGGCATCATACAAGAGCTTTTCGTAACCATCTACACCTAGCCAGTCTGGATAACGATGCGTGAGAGTTGCAGTCTCAACATCATTTTTAAATCCAGGTGCTTTCATATCTATACGAATATCAAAGTGTGGATGTGGTTGAAGACGCATCACAATGCGATCATTATACTCATGCCCATCAAACAGTTGTTGTGGTGGAGCTTTCAGTTTGATAACAACCTCTACGCACCCATAAGGCATTGCCTTACCTGTCATGAAGTGAAAAGGAACTCCCTCCCAACGCCAGTTATCAATATATAAGTCACCAGCAACAAAGGTAGGAGTGTTACTGTCAGGATCAACGCCCTCTTCAGACTTGTACCCATCATATTGACCGCAAATTAATTTCGTGCCTAGTCTAGTCGCGGCTAAGACTTTTGTCTTCTCCCTTCTGATTTCAGTTGCTGACATTCTGCATGGAGGTTCCATTGCCACCAATGCAAGAACCTGAAGCATATGGTTCTGCAGCATGTCACGAACAGCACCAGCTGTCTCATAGTATTGAGATCTACCTTCACAACTAAGGGTCTCAGTTGCAAAGATCTGAACCTCTTCTATGTACTGCCTATTCCAAAGTGGTTCCAGCAGAATATTGCTAAACCGAGTAGCAAGTATATTATTGACAGTATCTTTACCGAGATAATGATCAATGCGATAGACTTGTTTTTCGCGTAGATGTCTCCCCACCACAGACTGTAGATGATTAGCAGATTCAAGATCGTACCCAAAGGGTTTCTCGATAACCACGCGGGAGTGTTCTGGGTCATCCAAGAACCCAGCTTCTTTAAGGTTGATGATGGCATTTGCATACCTCTCTGGCGGAACAGATAAGAAATAAGTTGTATCTGCACTCTTGTCATGAAGTTTATTCAAACTCTCTTGACAGTCAAGATCGCAAGAAATGAAGTCTAACCAAGTAGTGAACTCTTGAGGATAGTCTCCAAGTTTTTCTAACCAAGTTTCCTTAGGAAGATCTCTACGAGATGCTCCGACAATCAATATATTTTCAGGAAGTAATTTCTTATTCCACAATTGATACAATGCGGGGATAAGCTTTCTTTTGCACAAATCTCCAGTAGCACCGAAGATGACAATGCGTCTAGTGAGCGGTTCCATTTCCATCATAGTCGTCGGATTCGTAATACGATATTTCACCCTTAAATCGTCCAAATGCGAGGGTGGCACATACAAACGGTAGTGCTGCCCAAAGTAAGACATCAGCGAAAGTCATTGTTCTCAGTAAGTCCTAGGGATTCCAAATAATCTCTCCACCAGTCAGGATCTTTTTTTCTTTTCCAATTAGGTACTGGTAACCCTACCCCAGAGTAATGTTCCTCCAGGGCTTTATCTATAGTCTGTGCGATCTCCATATTCCTCTTCCTCTTCATCAACATCAGCATACGCATCCGCCACATAGGGTCCTCGTTTGCGTAAAGGTTCCTTTCTGACATAATCCGCCTCAGCATTTACAGCAGACATCCAAACAGCAATCTTCATTACTATGTAGATTACTACTAAAGGTATAAAGCATAACAGAAGAGTGAATGAATAGTTCATTTTTTACCTGACATGGTGACCACCAAACATGTAACGCATACCGTTCAGAATCTTGGACCCGAAAGCCGCGAGACCGCGTGAATCAAATCTCTGATAAAGAGCGGTAGTAATAACAGGAGCGGGTACACCCAGATCCACAGCGGCATTAACAGTCCAACGACCCTCACCGCTGTCGGATACACCTCCAGTGAAATCCACAAGCTCACTATTGCCGCGAAGTACATCCGCAGTAAGGTCAAGTAACCAGCTACCAACAACGCTACCGCGCCGCCATAACTCAGCAACCTCAGCAGTATCAATGTCGTACTGATAATTTTCGGGGTCGGACATGGGAGCCACCTCGGCATCACCCTCAGACACATAAGCTCTTCCTGCATTAGCCTCATGAAGGATATTAAAACCTTCTGCATATGCCTGCATAATTCCATACTCCACTCCATTGTGGACCATCTTTACAAAGTGCCCAGCGCCAGGTCCGCCACAGTGTAACCAACCAAACTCAGCAGAGGTTTCATGACTGAAAGGGTCTGTGCGAGAGGCAGATCCAATACCTGGTGCGAGCGCCCTAAAGATAGGAGCGCAGACGGATACTGCAGTATTTGTACCACCAACCATAAGACAGAATCCACGCTCCAGACCAAAAACTCCACCACTAGTACCGCAGTCAATATATTGGATGCCCATCTTAGCCAACCTTTCTGCTCTCCTGCGAGAATCCTTAAAGTTGCTATTGCCATGGTCAATA